TCGACGAATTCAGCGAATACTTAGGCCAAGCGATGGGGCAGCAGATTGCAACCTCATTCCAGATTCTCAGCCAAAATAAGGACAGATAGCCCTTCGGTACATTATAGGTAGTGGACAACGTTTACTACTTAGAAATCGAAGACGGCGATGGCCTGACACAGGTCAGCCTTGTGCAGTCACCCGCGATTGAGGAAGACTTTCACTTTTTCAGCGCGGAGCAATTCGTTGAGCCGACAGCGGGAGAGACTGAGCAAGAATTTATTAGCCGGTGCATTCCGGTGCTGATTGGCGAAGGCAAAGAGCAGGAGCAGGCAGCGGCCATCTGTTACAGTTATTGGGAAGACAAGGAAAAGCTGTCTTCTTTTTCGGACTATCCACAAGCAGCCAGGGAGAATGCAGAACGCGGCATCCGCCTTAACGAGGCCATCAATAACCGATGCGCAACACAGGTCGGCAAAGTTCGCGCACAACAGATTGCATCCGGCGAAGCCCTGAGCGAGGAAACCGTTAAACGCACTTATTCGTATCTGAGCCGGGCGAAAGAATACTACAACCCGGATGACGATGAAGCCTGTGGCACGATCTCGTACCTGTTGTGGGGCGGAGAAGAAATGCTAAGGTGGGCTGAATCCACGCTGAACCAAATCGAGAAAGACCGCATGGCCTTTTCCATCGAATCCGAGGAACGGCGATTGATTACCGGGCCGGCGATGATCGCGGAAAAACCCATCATGCGCCGGTCTGAATCCGGTGAGACCTACTACGTCAAGTTTTCAAAGGAGACCATCCGCAAGGCTGTCAAGCTGTGGGCATTGCAGAATAAGTACAATGCGGTAAACGCTGAACACGCCAACCCGGTGGGAGGTGTCTACCTGATGGAGTCATGGGTTACAGATGAATCTCGGGGCATCGCACCCCCGAAGGCATGGGCAGACGCAGCCGATGGCAGTTGGTTTTTGACTTACTACGTCGAGAACGACCAAGTATGGCAGGATGTGAAGGACGGCAAGTTCAGGGGCTTTTCCATTGAAGGGTATTTTACGGACAAGCCAGCACAGGCCGAAGAGGAAACCATGTCGGCTATTGCGGCCATCCTCGCAAAGTGCGACAATCTCAAAATTGAAACATTATCAGAAATGAGCGCAATAAACAAATTGAACGAAATTAAGAAGCTGCTGGGCTTTTCCGTAGAGGGAGAACCGGCGGTGAAGTTCGCAGAGTCCACCCTTGTGGATGGTACGGTAATCCGTTTTCCCGGTGATGAAATCGCCATGCTGGGCGTAGGCTCGGTGTTGGAAGTACAGACTCCCGAAGGTGACTTCGTACCTGCCCCGGATGGAACGCACGAAACCGCAGAAGGCTATCTCGTTACCACCGAAGGCGGCATCGTGACCGAAATCGTGGAGAAAGCACAGGAAGAAGCACCCGCTGAAGAAATGGAAGTTGACCAGTTCGCCGCGATCCGCGAAGAGTATTCTGCCAAGTTCGCTGAACAGCAGGACGCTATTGCAAAGCTGACAGCCGCCATTGAGCGACTGACCAATGCACAGGCAAAGACGGTGGAAGTGATTGAGCAATTCAGCGCAATCCCTGCCGCTGAGCCTGTAAAGAAAGTAAATGGCCTTCGTGGCGAAGCTGCACGCCGCGATGAGCAATTAGAGAAGTTCGCAGCCGCAATCAAGAAAATCAAAAACGCAAAATAAACATGTCATTCGTAGTAACTGACCTCGACAATTACGGCAAGGAAGACCGCCTTCCCCTGCTGTACAAAGCCCTCTTCGGCTCTCCCACCGCAAGTATGCTGCAAGGCGCGGGACAGGTTATCCCCGGCATCAAAACCTCGGACAACCTGAACATCCTCGACAGCACCATCTTCTTCCAGGCTAATGGCTGTGAACCTACTACCTCAGGTTCTACCACCTTCAGCAAGCGCACTCTGACCGTAGGTGACATTCAGGTTTATGAGACCCTCTGCCCCAAGGCTCTGAAGGTTAAATGGATGCAGACCCAAATGGCCGCTGGTTCACGCGGTGACAATGAACTGCCCTTCGCTGAGCAAATCGGCAACGAGAAAATTCAGAAAATCGCCAACGAACTTGAGACCGACATCTGGCAGGGTACTATCGCCAACAATCAGTTTGACGGCTTTAACACCATCTTGACCGCTCTCGGATTCGGCGGCGCAGGTGACCCAATCGAAGGCAACCCGACCACCGGCGGCGGATGGACAAAGCTCACCAGCTTGACAACTTCCAACATCGATGACGCGGTTCTGAAGATGGTGAATCAGGCACAGGCCAGCACCGACGGCAAGGCCATCCTTTCCCGCGAAGACCGTTTCTTCGCAATGGGCGTGGACACGTTCCTGTTGTACAAGCAGCACCTGATTGCAGCCAACAACTACCATTACAACCCTGAGACCGGCGAGCAGTTCATGTGCATCGAGCCTATCACAGGCACAAAGGTGTACGGTCTGCCCGGCCTGAATGGTACGGATAAGATTCACTTCAGCTACTGGGCCAACTACTACATCGGTACTGACCTCGTGGGCGAAGAAGAGCAGTTTGAATTCATCAATGACCCGGTGAAGAAAAACGTAATCTTCAACGCTGAGTTCAAGTACGGTGTTCAGGTGGCTTTCCCAACTCAAATCGTGTATTTCAGCCTGTAATTGACAGGAAACATTTAACCGAAGGGGCGGGTAAATAGCCCGCCCTTTTTTTTAACCCTAAGAAAAAGACATGAGCTGCATACTCACCACCGGATTCAGCCACGACTGCAAAGACGCAGTCGGGGGCGTTGACAAAATATGGCTTGTCGAATACGAAGCCTTATCCTCTTACACTTCAGCGAGCGGCGAAATAACCGCGCTGACTCTTAATGGCGGCAAGGCGTTTTTCAAGTACGAACTGCCGAAGGACACCGCATCCTTCACAAACACCATCACCCCATCGGTGGAGAATGGCACGGTGTTCAATTCCACCGAGCTGAACATCAAGTTGCGCAAGCTGAGTACCGCCAAGCGCAACGAGGTGAAGCTGCTGTCTGTTGCCCGCCTTGTGGCCATCGTGAAGACAAATGAAAATCAGTATTGGGCGATGGGCCTGCAACGCGGTATGGACATGACGGCAGGTTCTTCCATGACCGGTGTTGCCTTGGGTGACATGACCGGGTTTGACCTGACCTTCACCCATGCGGAAAAAGAACAGCCGCAGATTGTGCAAAGTGCCGTGCTGACTTCGCTTTCTATAAGCTAAATTCGCATCGGTGTTTGTCATTTGGTGCAAGAGCCGTCCTTAGGGGCGGCTTTTTGCTTTATAGATACTCCGCGACACATTGCGCCCTGAATTCCCGGATAACCCTGCTCACCTCGTTCTTGCTGATTTTGGTGAATCGGTGGATTTTCCGTCCACTCATGCCGGATAGGTAGAGTTCGCACAACTTTCGCTCATACCATGACTGCCGGGCCTGCACTCTCTGAATAGCCTGCAACCGCTGCTCGGTGTCCTCTTCAAACCATTGGCGCAATTCGATGTCCTGTTCTTCATCTTCGTATTCCTCCAATGCCTCTCCCCCTTGGTTGATGCGACCGATGCGACCGCCTGAGCCTGATAAGTTCCTCGCACAGCGGATGTAGAAAAATTCAAAGTAACCGGCGGCCAATGCCTTTTCCGCTTTCGCATTCAGGTCTGTTGCAAGGAGAAGGAACAGCTCCTGTTGCAAGTCCTGCCAATGCGGGCTGAACTTCTTGCAAACCTGCTCCGGCCATTGCTCTGATGCGAGTATTTCCGTGCAGGTCATGTCAACAAAAATAAGCCTTTCTTATTAACCCGGCTGCAATGGAGAGCCAAGGCCAATGCATTCACGCAGTCATCGTGTAGACCTTCAGGCGCGTTGTAGCTGACACCCGTCCGGCGGTGTGTCCATTCAAAGTTCATCAGTTCGTCGACGATAGGCCCATCCGGAAACACAACCTCACGGCCATGAATCGCCGCTGCAAGGTCTTCCATGATTTGTTGCTTTGAAATGGCCGTGTACTTAAAGCCCTGAATGCGCGGGCAGACCCTTTGCAAGTCCTCTACTATAGGATCTCCTACGCCGGTGCTGTCAATCACAGCCGGAATCTTTCCGACCGTCCTTTGCACCGTGTCACGGGTTGCCTTCCAGTCCAACCTAAACCGCTCAAAGAGGCATACCTTTTTGTCTTTGTTCAAGCCCACTATTACGGTCCAATCCCGGCTTTTCGCAAGGTCAATCCCGAACCATTCCACCGGGCCATCTGCAAGGGGTTCAATACAGGAGCGGATGTGGTCAAGGCCGAAGGGGTTGCTGTCATCGTCGGCCGGTTCGGCAAGGTATAGTTCACGGAATACGTGCGCGGGCAAATCGCGCTCTGCCTGCTCCACTTCTTCGCGTTCCAATATGCCCGCTGCAACCGCATCCCACGCTGTGATTTTGTGAAATTCGTAATTGTCTTCCCCCTGCCGGGCGCGTTCTGCCAACCGATAACCCCAGTTCTTTTTCCCCTTCACGTTCCCAATCAGCTTGCATTTTCCACGGGTCTTGGTCAGCGTAGAGCGCAAGGCGAACCAGGCCTCTTCACGGGCGCGGGTGAACTCATCGAATACAGCCGCGTAAACGTCATCGCCGTACAGGTTGTCCGGCTTTTCCGCGCTCTTAAATTCAATCATTGCGCCGGATGGCAGGGTTAGGCGTAGCTTAGATTCATTGGCCTCAAAAAGTTTCTGAGTGCATTGCTGCTTAAA